GTTTTATATTTAAAGAAACTTATCTACCCTGACCTGCGTATTTCTTTTTATAATTCTTTGAAGATTTTAAAGAACTTGTTTTAGACTTTGAATGTACACAAGGTCTTGAAATATTCTTTTCTATTTTACCAATATTTTCAGTTTGTTTTTTAGCCATTACAATAGTATTTTATTTTTTAATTCTCGATACAAGTACATTCCAATAGGAATAAGTAGCAACCATAGATAAACAAAATAGTTTGCTTTTTTATCTATAGTCTTTTCTTTTATGTTTTTAGTTTCTTGTTTAGATTTAGAAACTTGTTTTAAAACGTTTTTAGACACTATTTTCTTTGACGTATCTACTAATACTTTGTTTTGCTTTTTGTACTTTAAAACAACGTTAAAATAGCTTGTACCGTCTATTACAATAGGTAAACTATCATTCAAAGGTTTTATTTCTAATTCTGATATGTTTTCTGAAAAATAAACATTTTTGTTTATAATTGAAGTGCTATCTGTTTTTATGGTAGCTACTGAATCTGTTTTAGTTTTAGTTTCTTGTTTTACAATAGATACTTTTCTTGATGCACAACTAAATAAAAGTGCACCACATATGATATATACTATTACTCTCATTTTGTAAAGTATAATGCTGATTCAGCAATACGTCTATTTGTTAAACCATTTAAAACTTTACCACCTGCTTTATTCCACTTTAAAAACTCTTTAGCTATATTGCCATCATTAGGGTTTATGTTAACCAATTTTAACAAAGTAGATTTAGCCAAATTAGCAACACCTACGTTATATGCAAAAGAAGTTAATGCATTTAATTGGTTTACCGTAATTTTTGACTTTACAAGTTTTAATACATCTTCAGAAAATTCATCAGCAATATGTGCCAATATTTCATTAGCATATTCTCTTGTAATTTGTTTGTCTGTTATTTTAACTTTGGTTCCATTTGGGTAGTAAGTATTCCCGTAACCGATTGTAGATATTCCTGCAGGACATTTGTAAGGTCTGTCACTAAATCCTTCAAATCGTTTTATTAATTCGTAACCTTTATCGCTTAATTTCATTGAAGTCTGCTTTTATTTCTTTAGCTCTATTAAATGCTGTTTTCAATAATTGCCAAATATCAATTTTAAATGATGCTTCAATGTTTTCTTTAATAGATACTAATTCAACAAAGATTAATAGTATAGCGCAAATCTTGGTGAACATAAAGTCAAAACCAAATGCTTTGTGTATAAACTCATTTAAAACAAATCTGTCAATTAAGAATAAAAAGATTATACATATTTCGTATAATGCCATTTTAGAAATTACATTAGATAATTTTCTACTTCTTATTGATTGTAACCCTTCAAGTTTTATGCTTTTGAATATACCTGTAAAGGTGTCTAAAATTATTGCACTACCTACGGCTATTAATAAACCGTAGATAGGTACAAATAATAAAATTAATGAAGCAAAAAAATAATTAATGTATTTCATTCTAAATGTTATTCTTCTATTACTTCTTCTTTAGGTGCTAAAGCATTAATAGCTTGTGCTACTGCTACTGCATCTTGTAATTGTAATAAACCACCTTTTTGTGCTAAATGTGCTACTTGTACTAAAATTTCGATTGCTTGTTTAGTTTCCATAATTGTTTGTTTTTTTGTTTAATTTTTTTTATTAAAATATAATTTTACACTTTTTGTTTTTAATTCTCAAAAGGTGGTGGTAAAGTTACATTAACAGGATTAATTATTAAATCTAATTGTTTGTCTAAACTTTCTTCCATTGCAGGAACATCTAAAGTAGCTTCTAACCAACCACAAACTTGGTCTTTTGTTAAATCCTCATAAGGTGTAAAATCTTCGCCTGTTGGTAAAGGCATAGAAGTTGCTCCATATACATCTGTTGAAACATTTTCTTTTTCAGCTTGGTATCTCCAATGTATTGTAATTACTACATCTTGTAAATATCCATCGTTTTTGATACATTCCATTGCTGAAATTATCCACTTAAAATTTGTCATATTATTTGTTTATTAATGTTTTTAATTCCTCAATTTGTTTTTGTTGTTCTTGTATAGCTTGAACTAAAATAGGTACTAATTTTGAGTAGTCAACTGATTGAAATTCTTTATCGTCTTTTTTTCCTGTTACTGCATAAGGTACAACTTCTTGTAATTCGTGAGCAATAACACCGTCCATTCTTGCATCATTATCTTTCCATTTAAAGTCATAAACTTTAATTTTAGAAACTAAATCCAATCCTTTAATTTGTTTAAAGTCTTCTTTTAGTCTATAATCTGAAGTTGTGTTATAAGCAACTGCACTCGTTGTTCCTATTCTTTGAATATTTCCAATACCCGCTTCATCACTTCTTCTAAATACAATATAAAGAGCGTTATTTGCAGAAGAGTTTGAGTCTGTAATATTTATTGCTTGATTAACGGTGGATTCGTTGCTATTAAATCTAAGAGAAAACTGTTCCTGACCTACTCCTGTTGTTGTATTGATAAATACTCTACCACTTGAAGTGATACGCATACGTTCTGAAGAGCCTGTTTGAAAAGCTAAATTTCCTGAAGATTCATACATTTGCGTTGCATAATTTGCATCTGAATTAAATACAATTGCTCTTCCTGTTGTTGTAAGAAATAAATCACCATTTACTGATAATTTACCCGCAGGACTTGTTGTACCAATTCCTACGTTGCCTGAACCGTCAACTGTTAATCTTCTTGCAGAGTTTGTAGATAAATGAAGTTTGTTATTACCATATACAAAAACGCCACCGTCACTATTAGTTCCGCCATACATATTTTGGTCTCCACCAATATTTAAAATATTTGTTGCTCCATTTCTGTACAATATAACACCTTCAACTAATCCATTTCCAACAACGTGAAGTTTTTGTTCAGGACTTGTTGTTCCGATTCCTACGTTGCCTGAACTGTTAATTTTTATAGCACTTCTATATAAAGAACCATTTGAACTCGCTTGGACAAAATCTAATTCTCCGTAAGTAGATGTATTTGCTCCAATAAACGCTATTCTTGAAGCTGCTGAATTAGGTTGGTCTAAAAATATACTACTTGCTACCCAAGAAATAGTATGTGATGCCTCAAGTGAAGACATTATAGTTCCAACTACCTCTAATTTATTATTTGGTGTTGATATTCCTATTCCTATACTTGTTCCGTTATCATAAATCAAAGAATTACCAATAGTACCACTTGCTGTAAATTTAGGAACGTAATTTGTAGTCCCTGAACCACCTATTTTATTATTAAAGGTAGTCCAATCAGTAGAACTTAAAGCTCCTGTATTTAATGAATGTGCAACTGATAAAGATAAAACTTGACCACTTAAAGACAATCCGTTAGCAGGAGTACCTATTGTAACAGCATCGTGAGTTGGTATAGTCCAACTTCTATTTGTACTTAAATCGTAAGATGTTCCGTTTATTGTTAATGTTCTTGAAGTAGGAACATAAGTACTATTATCATAAGAAATAGTTGTGCCTGATATTTTAACAAATCCTGTTCCGTTTAAAGCGTATTGTTTATCATTAAAAGCATTCCAATCAATAGAACTTAAATAACCATCTGTAGTAGCGTTTGATTGACTTATTGATATTGTTCTATTAGCACTTAAATCCCCACCACCTGATAAAGGTGCTGAAGGTGTAATTGTAATTGTTTTTAATGCTTTTGTATCTAATGCAGTTTGTAAGTCTGTTTGAGAACTTAATGTTCCCGTAATTGCACCCCATACACCCGTATTGGCAGCTATTTCAATATAAACAGAACCGCTCCAACGGAATATTTTATTGTTGTCTAATGTTACATATATTTTTCCAACTTCACCTGTAGTAGGCAAAGCAGCGTAATTAGCTACTTCTATAATGTCATCTACATAAGAAGGTAATTGTGAAGCAGGAACTAAACCACCAACTAAATCAGCTTTTAAGTTTAAAACATTTTGCAAATCTTCTTGGTCAGGTAAATTACCTAATATGTCACCCCACCTTGCAAATGAACTACCTTTGTTTATATTGATTTCAATTACAGTAGGTGTTATGTTTAAAGTAACATCATCTGAATTATCAACTACATCTATTTCTACAATTTGGTCGTTTGGTTGAGCAGTAACTTCAATATTATTTACAATTTCAGTTACACCAATAGTAATATCATCACCCATTTTTTTATCTTGTTACTTCGTTAGTAATATTGAACCCACCTTGAACGTATGTTTTAACTACTCCACTTGAGAAAGTAATTTGTATATCATATACGTAATTATAAACTTCTATGTCTATAATTTGTGTGTTAATTTTAAATTCTCCATTTGCAGCGTTTGTTATAGTAATACCTGCAGAAGAAGCTGAAGTAAGTGATAATGCAGCAACTGTATCTGAATAGCTTTTACGCAATTGCATTCTAATAGTAGCACCCGTTAAATTAACCGCACTTTCATTAATCTTTAATTGAAAAGCTACTTGATCAAAAGTATCGCCTTTTATGTGTGTGAATTGTAAACTCATTTTTTGTCTTTTATTTTATTTAAAAATAGTTGCAGTTTTTTAACATTAACCGCTTTCGGCTTGTAAGTTTCTTTTACCATAATTAGATTACCCATCCTACGAAATTTGATTCTGAATCAGGAAACATATCACCATTTGAATTAGTGTTATATTCAGGAAATGAAACTTGATTGTAACTCATATAATCTATAAACCTATTTGTGTAGTGTTGTGCAATATCTCTTTCTTTTTCAATTAAGAAATCTATTTCATTCTTTTCTACGTTTGTGCTATTCTCACTATTATGTTTGAATACACCTTTATTAGCTATTGTATAAGCTGCAAATGGCAAATATTCTACTATAGCAAAGTGTATTACCATTGGCTTAATATAGTCCTTTAAAAGGGCTAAATAAGGGTTGGCTAAAGTTCCTGCTACAATAGCATCGTTAATTTTATTAAATAACTTTGAACCTAAATAGTTTTGAATATGTATATCTTGTGCAATCTTTACGAATTGAATGAATTTGTCAGTATCAACATTTCCATTCATTGCAGTAAATTTCACTATATCTTCTCTTGTTACGAATAATGCGGTTGCCATATCTTTTTTATAATTTATTAACTTGGGTATTCACCTCTACCTGCACGATTAATAGGTGCAGTTTGTGCTACGTCTAAACCACTTGGATTAGGATTGTATCCTGAAATAGAACTAACTTCTTCGCTTGACGCTAAAGATTTATCTTTATAAGGTTGTCCATCTGTTTTAGTTTTTAATCTGTAAAGATTTTCATTCCAAAAGTGATGGCAATAAACCCCACCAGCATATAACCATAAAGAATAGTTTTGTCTGTTATGTCCAAATTCATTATTTACACCTGCAAAACTTGCTTGGTCTATATCTTCTTTTCTATAAACAACACCTCTTTCAGTTCTACCCATCATTTGTCTACAGAAATCACGTGATTTGTTTCTATCAGTTCCACTAATTTCAGAATATTCATATCTTACTTTGTAAGTATCTTTATCTAAATAACTTTTAGAAGAAGAATTAGATTTAACAACTCCAGCTAATTTTTGAAATAAATTTTCTTTTTTAGCTATTTTAGAATTAGCCCAATCTTCAATACTTTCATTTGAATCTGAATATTGTCTTTTATCTACTAATTCCCATTCTTCATCTACACTTTCACCTTCTAAATAATCTAACATTCTATTACCTTCTTCATCTGTAAAATCTTTGTCACTTGAACAACAAATCTTTTCAGCACTCATTTTAATTCCCGTTTCTTCTTCAGCAGTTTCAGCATTCATTCCTGAAGTGTCTACAAATTCTAAAGGTTGTATAGTTTTAAAGTATAGTTTCAATGAAATTTCATTTACTGCTAATACTTCATCTAATGCTTCAATGATTTCAAGTTGGTAAGGTTTAATTACTATGTTATCGAATAACAAAGTAGCAGTTTTAATCTCATCTGCATTATTTCCTAAACCACCGCCTGTATCTCTAATTCCTAAAAGCATAGGACTCGTTACTCTATGACCTACAATTAACTTTTCAAAACATTCTTTAGATAAATACTCATAGTGAGCAGGAGCATCATTTAATGGTATATCTTCAACTGTAGTTTTACTTTCTGCATTAGCATTGAAAGCTACAATTACTTTTTCACCACGTGATCCCGTTAATTTTCCTAATACGTCACGTTTGATTTGGTCACGCATTTCTTCACTTGGAATTCCATTGTTAAAGTTTATTACTTTAGTTCCTGAAAAACCATTTTGAACATCATTAATTAAATAGTCACCAATTTCTTCTTCTAAAACAGAATAAGGTAGTGCACCTGAATAGTCAATAGGTGTATAATAATGGAATCCTGATACGTAGGGTTTAATAACATATATTTCAACTTCATTACCATTACCAAAACCAAATGCAGGAATACGTTTTGCAACTTCAGAAGGCTTCTTTTTACTCCAATCAGGGTAATAGTACCACGCTTCAATTTCGCCTTTGTCATTGCATTTTTCTGCTCTTAATGTATGCATAGGAAAATGGTCTAAAGTTTTTACTTTGCCTTTTTCCATTACAACTTGCATTGCAGCCATTCCAAGCATTTTACGTTCTAAAGCTACTTTCTTTAACATATCGCCTTTAATGATACTACGCATTTGAGCGTATTCATTTGGCTTTTTGTTAGAATCTAAAGCATCAATACCTTTACCATAAATCATATTGGTTACACCCGTTATGATAGCATTGTTTGTAGCCGAATAAAGATATCTATCTATTAAATACTGAAAGTAATTATTGTCACTTCCGTATTCGATAAAATCATTCTTCTTGTTTTCTTGAATTACAGGACTTGTGTAAGCCGATAAGTTCACAATTGATATATTACTCATAAATTATAAAATCGTTATTTGTAGCGTTTGCCACGTATTCATCTTTGTTTACTGTATAGTTAACTATGTTTTGATTCGTGCAAAACACTTTATCTTTATAAACCACCTCAGCACCATTTTTAATAGTTAAATTATAAAATGTATTTTCTGATAAATCAAATGCAGTTGTAGTTGTCAAATAATATTTATCTAAAGCAAATGATGCAGAAATAGTTTGAACTTCATTTGTAGTTTCGTTTCTTAATACAATAGTATCTGCTCCATAACTACGTGGTATGAATTTTAAAACTTGTGCAGCTTCTTGTTCTTTTAAGATTATAATTCTTTTTTT